TGAAAATTGGGATATCCGAACAGATGAAGATCGACGTAAAGAAGCATCAGAACTTCTTGAATCAGGTGTTCAAATTGTTTCTGATACATATAGACGGAATGTTGCTAAACGTGTTGTTACTATTGTTATGGGACATCAGGTTTCTGCTGATGAATTAGAAAAAATGAAAACAGAAATTGATACAGCAGAATTTACAGTTGTTGATCCTAAAATTTTGGGTGATGATGTTGATAGAGGTGTTTTATCACATGAAGATGCAGCTAGAGCTAAAGGTTATCCCAAAGATACAGTTGAAAAAGCAAAGGAGGAACATGTAGCACGATTAATAGAAATACAAAAAGCTCAAATTGGTCCTGGAGCACGAGGTATTGATGACCAAGATCCAGATAATGACAGTGGAAAAAAAGAAAAGGAGAAATCAAGACAGACAGATGAAGATGATGTTGTAGCGGATAAGACAAGAGGGGAGGCTCAGTAATGTCTCAGTATGTAACAGAAGCGGAAGCAAGTGCTTTCCTAACTGGTAACATTCTTGATCATGAGGCATGGGAAAATGCTGGTTCTCCTGAACGTAATCTTGCGTTGATCGAAGCTACCCAAGCTATTGATCGTTTGAATTTTAGGGGTGATAAGAATGATTCAGTTCAAGTACTGGAATTTCCAAGGGGCACGGATATAACAGTTCCGGTCGAAATCCAAAATGCTTGTGCTTTGGAAGCACTTTTGCGTTTGGATGACAAAACTGTTGAGGATGAAATTGAAAACATACCGGCGCGCAACCGGGGATTCTCCTCTGTACGGACAACCTACGACCGTGAATTCGTGCAAGAATGGATTGCTAATGGGATTGTATCCTATCGCGCATGGCAATTTATTAAATCATTCTTGCGGGATTCGAGGGGATTCAAACTAAGTAGGGTCTCATAAAGGAAAAGATCATGGAAAGTATCTTCAAATTTTTGAACCTCAAGCAAAAATGTATCTTTATTCCTGTATATGAAGGTGAGGATGATGCCGCTGTTGTTGCTGCTGCTGCTGCTGCTGCTGATAAAGTTGCTGCTGATAAAGTTGCTGCTGATAAAGTTGCTGCTGATGCGGCCGCCGACAGAAAATTTACGCAAACTGATATGGATCGTGCTGTCCAATCTCGCCTTGCGCGACATGAAAAAGACAGTACCGCATTAGCTAAGAAAGCTGAAGAATTAGCAGAACGCGTTCAAATGTCCGATAAAGATCGGTCTGAACTTCAAACACAATTAGAAGAGGTTCAAAACGCTTTTAAATCATCGGAACAGATTGCTAGAGAACAGCAGGAAAAAGCCAAAAATGAGCATGATGTGGCATTAGCCAAAGAACAGGAATCGACTAAACAGTATAAGATTCTCTATGAGACAAATCTGATTAGTCAAGGTATCAATGAGGCTATGGTTGAATTTGAAGCTCTTATTGGTCCTGCTATTCCTTCAATTTTAGGAACGATGACAAGTGTGAAAGAAACTGTTGGTGAAGATGGAAAACCGACAGGACAATTTGCTCCTATTGTTTCTTTTCCTGATGTGAATGAAGATGGGAATCCTGTTAAATTGGAATTGTCTGTTCGTGATGCTATAAAGCGAATGAGTGAAACCCCTGAAAAGTATGGGAATCTTTTCAAGGGATCGGGATCAGGTGGTGTTGGCAGTACCAATGCCGGCGGTGCCCGACCGCAGACTCAGGATCTCAAAGCTATGAGTCCTGAGGAATACCGTAAACGGCGCAAGGACGGCACACTCGCGCATCAACGAGGGAGTTAGACAAATGAAGATGTTTCTAAAGGTCCACGAGATCTTTTGTGGTGCCTATGCAAATGACAATGATGCTTTAATCCCAGAACTCTGGGCGCAAGAATCTATTCAGATCTTGCGTGAAAATATGGTTGCGGCTTCACTAATTCATCGAGATTTTGAGCCTATTCTGGCAAATTTCGGTGATACCGTCAATACTCGGAAGCCGAATGAATTCGAGGCAAAACGTAAGACGGATGCTGACCAAATTACGATTCAAGACGCAGTCAGCAATAACGTAGCGGTCAAGCTGAATCAACACATTCACACATCCTTCATTATCAAGGACGGTGAAGCCTCGAAGTCATTTACTGATCTTGTTCGACTTTTTCTGATGCCTGCTGTGCTGTCAATTGCTCGGCAAATTGACCAAATTGTTTTGGCACAGCATGTTCAGTTTTTTGACAATGTGGCCGGTCAACTTCAGGCTGGTGCCAGCAAGGAAAGCCTATTGGCGATCCGTCGTGTTCTTAACAACAACAAGGTGCCGTTCGAGACACGGTATCAGGCACTTACGACTCAAGCTGAATCTGATTACCTGAGTATTGACAATTTTGTTACTGCTGACAAGATCGGTGATGATGGAACGGCTCTCCGTGAAGCATCCCTAATGAAGAAATTTGGTATTTGGCTCTTGCTTTCTCAGAATATGTCTGAGATTGATGTTGGTAATAGTGTTGTTGTTACTACACTCATCAATAACACAGGCGGTTATGTAAAAGGTACGATCGTCTTGACTGTTGACGGTGGAACACCAATTGCAAGTGCTCCAGATGGTGCATATCTGACTATTGCTGGTGATGATACGCCTCAACGTATTGCGTCAGCGACAGATACTGCTGGTCTACTTACTGGGATTACTCTTGAAGCACCTGGACTTCGTTTTGCAGTGGCCGATAATGCGGTTGTCACAATTTATTCACCGGGTGCCGTCAATAACGTTGCTGGATATGCTGTTGATTTCACTAAGGAAATTGTCGTTGACGGTTTCACAGTTGCTCCGCAAGTTGGTCAATTGGTCAGCTTCGGAACGGCTTCACCTAAGTATGTAATCATCGCAATCACTGGCGTTGTTGGCATCACGTTGGATCGTCCTCTTGATCTGGCGCTTGTTGATAATGATGCTATCAACATTGGTCCTGCTGGAAGTTCCAACTTTACGTTCCATCGTAACGCCGTTACGTTGGTTGTTCGTCCGTTGGCAGCCCCGCAGGCTGGTGCTGGTGCTCTTTCAGCAGTAGTAAATGATGAACCGAATCAGATTGGTATTCGGACTACCATTTCTTATGACGCCAAGGAACAAGGTCACATTGTGACTTTGGATCTGTTGGCAGGTGTCAAGGTTCTTGATACGGATCTTGGTGGAGTGATGTTCTCCTAACGGGGATTTATGATGGGGTAGCCTCATCTCTCAAGATGGGGCTACCTCAAAGAGAGGATTAACATGTCACAATTAGGAATGATCCGACAAACAATGTATTCTCTTAATCGAGAATATGGTCGTTCAATTGTGCTTGTTAAGCCTACAACTACCACTCGTAATTTAAAAAAGGGTTGCCTTACAATTGAGACAGATAAAATTAAAGTTCGTAGAGCAATTGTTTTACCGACATCAGGGGAACGTGATTTTGAGTATGATTTGTCTTATATTGCGGCAAATAAAAATTTCACTTACGGTGGATTCTTCGAGAAAACATTTAGACGAATTATAATTGAAATCAAACGTTTACCTAAAAACTTCATGATTGGTCATGAGAATCATGTAGAATTTGATGGTAAACGATGGGAGATTAAAAAGATTTTCAAAGTTGAAGAAACAAAAGCATGGGAACTTATTGTGCAAGAAGTTCAAAGTGAGGCTCCGTTACCATAATGCCTGATCCAAATCTGGCACAATGGATATTTTTGTCCGCAGCAGAATACTTTAGAGAACAATTTGCTGCTGAGTCCTTTACATATTTTGTTGAAGGAGAACCGCGGGCAACAGACAAAGTTAAAGATGTTGTTGAATTTCGTCTTGATGGCCCTTCTTCAGAAGAAGTAAGTCGTAATTTTTGGTTTCATAATATTGAAGTTAATATATTAATTAGTGCTGTTAAAGATGAGGATCTTGCGCGTATTCACCGTATAAGCGGTATCGTGCAACATGCTTTTAATACTGAAATTCCGGTATTCCGTTATGGAAAACAACCGGGAGATGATGAAGGATTAATAGGATGCTTGCAACTCCGAAAAGATTTTAGAGAACGAGCAATCGTTTTAAGTCATTTCGGCCAATTGGAACCAAATTTGAATATATTGCAAGCTACTGTTGAAGGTCACTTTCGTCTAACCTTGTGTGAGGAGTAAAGCCAATGAAACTTGTTGCTAATAGTGTATTTGCTCCGGCATATGCACAAATTGATCTAAAGAATACAACCTTGATTATGCGAGATGGTGCAACTCCAACACCAAATGTGCTTGACATTAAGATTGGTGAAGGTAACCTTACGTGGACAGAGCGTGTTGAACGCAACTACGTATTGGATCGTGGAAAACTTGATATTGTCAACAACGGGGATGAACAGCCTGTTGAAGTCAGTATTGATGCTGTGTGGGAATTCATTACAGCACCTGTTGGTAGTGCTGCCCCTACAATTATTGATTTCTTGCGTCGTGTTGGTGAAGCAGCAGCTTTTGTTTCTGTTGATCCTGATGTTTGTCAACCTTATGCTGTTGAACTTGAGATTAAGCATGTTCCACTATGTGCTGGTGCTGCTGTAAATTTGTCTGATGATATTGAAATCACAATCATTGATATATTTCGATATGAACAAGTTGATTTTGATCTTCGTGCTGGCACATTTGCCATTTCTGGTCGTGCGAATGTTGTTACAGCCGTAAGTTCGCGCTTTGCGCAGACTTCGACGTAGTAATTTCTTGGGGATGGTGGGTAGCTTGTGCTACCCACCTGACTCATTCATAGCAAAAGGAGAAAGTGATGAAGATCGGCGGAAAAGAATTAGTAAAGGCAAAATCAAGTGTTGTTGCGCTTCCTAGAATTGGAGATAATGGTGAACCCGATGATATTATTTTTCAATGTGCTCCGGTAACAGATTATGAAGAATTTGAACAACTTTGTCCTAGACCGGAACCGCCGGTCCGAACTTTTCCTGGAAATAAACCGCCTCAAATTCTTGTAAATGATCCTAAATTTCTCAAAGAAATAGATTCTTGGTCTTCTAAGCGAACAGCTTGGATGATCATTACATCTCTTAAAGCAACTGAAGGAATTGAATGGGAGACTGTTAATTATGGTGATCCCGAAACTTGGGAAAATTGGAATGAAGAATTAAATAATTCAGGTCTAACTGATATTGAAACATCTCGTATCTTACAAGGTGTTATGGAATCAAATAGTCTTAGCGAAGATCGAATGGAAGAGGCACGCGAACGTTTTTTAGCCGGGCAGCGGGCACAGCAAGAAAAATAATTTTACCAAAAGGTAGAACGATGGAATATTCAATTTGGTGTGCATGTGAGCGTTTCGGAATTCGACCACCTGGGATTAAATTATCTTGGCGTGAGATGGAAGAAGATCCAATTTCACAATCTTTGATTATTGCGTTTAATCAAATTCGTGAAATTGAAGATTTCGATTTGCAAGCAGCATTAGCTGGAGCTAAAATTTAATGGCAATCTTGACGCAAGCCAAAATAGATATTCTTGAAGTTAAAGGTCGAGGATTGACTAAAACATTGGAAGATCATTTTCGTGTTGTTTTTCGTAATGCTGTAAGAGCTTTCGCACAGACGACATTCGCACGTGTTCCTGTTGATATAGGACAGGCACGTGCGTCTGTATTGCCCGCAGGTCGCGCTGTTAGAGCGGCTTTGGGTGGAGTATCAGGACGAAGTCCTAAGAAATATGAACAAAAGGCTCGTCCTGGTTATCCATTTGGTCGTTCAGTTTCGGCTGGAAGACGTCAGGGATCAGCAGAAGAAATTATTGATGGTGGCAAACGATATGAATTTATTTGGACAACGACTGTAGAACATTTTAGAGTTCTTGAAAGTTCGTTTAATTTTAGAACACCTAGTTCACCATTTTTTGCAGTTTTACAAGGGCGAATAGCTTTTTTAAGAGTTTTACGTGAAGGTTTGGGTCAAATAAATCAAATTATTCGTTCAACTTTTCGTATTAAAACAGTGAGAATTTAAAATGGGCGAACAAACTTTAACACAACGATTACTTTTTGAAGTTAAAGGACTTCAAGAAATTCAAAC